GGTGGTTTATATGCTCCTGGGTATAATGCTATCATGCTAAAAATGCCTGTACTTTTTGATCTATTTCTTTAGGAGATGAATGGTTAAGCTTATCTTGATATTTAGGATTAAAAATCATATCTATAATATTATCCATTACCTGAGAAGCGTCTTTGTCAAGCTTTACTTTTTTATCTCTATATTTATCCCTAGTTACCTTTAATTGATCTTCACCTGGTCCTACTCCGTTTTTTCTATAGTACTTTAAAAATTCAGTCTTAATCGCTTTATCTTCAGATCTATTATCTCTATTGTAATCTAAACTACCAAGAGCTTTATTAAACTCTTGCTCCTCTGATGATGACATCTCAACTGGTTTAAAGAAAGAGCTTTTACCTGCTCCTGTTTTTTCGTTATACTTTGTTAAATAGTCTTTGATTCCTGCTTCTCCATTTTTAGATGCTAGGTTAAACCCTTCTACTTCCTTAGCATACTTACCTCCAAAATCATTTACAAAGATTGAAAAATTACCTTTAGTTGCCTTATCATATTCGGCTATCTTTTGGTATACGTTTCTCCAGGTTTTAAATACTGATGCTCCAGGAATATTTCTCTGTCTAGTAAAGTTAGAAATATATGCTATCATAGGATGAGTATATACCATTACCATATAGACCTTATATCCTTTATTTAAAAGGTTATCAAGTCCTTTTCTAAACTGTGCACCAGATGCAGTGGTATCCCAAACTAAACTAGTTTTTGACTCTGCTGCTACTGCTACGTCCTTGGCTACTTGACTGCTGGCTGCTCCTAGATTGTTGTAGTACGGGTGATCCTGATCCTCCACGTACTTGTCTGGGTTGAACTGCTCTAGGCTGCCAAGATCTAGTTGGTTGAGAAGGTACGTCTTGCCTGTTCCAGCTCCTCCCGCCATTATTACCGCTTTCGGTCCTGTTGTAGCTTCTAGGATTAGGTCTGATAATTTTATCATTATTAATCTGATTAGGGTTATTATATGTTCTTATTCTTATTCCTTTGTCTTCGAATTTGTCTATAATTCTAGTTAAAACATTTTCATTTTTATTATTAGTAATACGTCTAATTTTTATATCAACGTCTGCTGGTATAGTGTTTATTCCTCGTCTACCTTTACTGTTTGAACGTTTAGCAGTTTCTATCATAGCAGCATTACCTCTTCTATCTTGTATAGACATATTACTACCTCTTCTGCTGTTTATGTAAGCTATATTAGATCTGTCTCTATGTTCCCATTGATTCCAGTACCTATTATATCCAAATGTATTACTATATCCGTAAAAATTATTATAGAATCCAAATCTATTCCAATGATTAAAAGTATTAAAATTATAATTAACACTCCAATTCCACCAGTATTGATTTGCATTCCAGTATAAATCAAATGGAGATCCAAATCGGCTTCTATACATCCTATTGTTAAAGTAGAAATCAGAATACCATCTTAAATCTTGATTCATTGCATACTGTGCAAAGTTCCATCTAAACTTATCGTCAAGTCTAAACTTTCTATCTAATTGAAATTCATTTTCAATAACATCGGCTTCTACACCGTTAATAGTTACTGGTTCTGTATAGTAGGTAGATAGTTGGTAGCTTTTACAGCTAGCTAAAGAAAGTATTAACGCTAAATAGATAAATTTTTTCATATTTTTATAGTTGTAGGGTAACTATTATAAATAGGTTCAGTATTTGGGTTCTCTAAAGAGTACAGTTCGTATATGTTTTTAAATAAACTAAAGTTTTTTTCTATGTCATCTATCTGTAGCAGCTTCCATCCTTTACCTTGAATTACATTCTTCTGTTTACTTGGACCTCTAGAGTGAGCTTTTAACCAAATAATACCCGTTCTCTCTATTGTTACTCCTCTACTTTCTTCTAACCCTTTTGCATAGGAAGCCAATTGTAGATCATACGACTTATGTATACTGTTAGAAGTTTTAATATCCAGTAACCAGGTCTCTCCATTCATCTTACATACTATATCAGCTGTTCCAGCATACTTATGTTTATCTGACCATACAAATTGTTCTGATGATATTAGTTCAGGTTTATATGTCTTCCAAAACTCAGCAAACTTAAGTATCATCTCCCATACTAGTTGAGAGTATTTAGCGTTCCCATAATCGTCCATCCAGGTTACTTCTTCTCCCTCTACTAATTTCTCGGCAGCTTCATGTACTTGAGTACCTTCTTTACCTGCTTTACGCATAATAAGATCAGCGTTATGCCCAACGTCTTTCATCCATGTTTCAAAAAACTTATTCTTGGGCATATATTGGAGTATTGTAGTTACAGACGGGTAATATACTCCTTCGCTTCTCTTATAGACTCTTCGGTCTAAAAAATTTATCTGCTTTAACTCGGGGTTAAAGTCTAATCTTTTCTTTGCATTCTCTTTAAGAATGTTCATTCCTTGTTTAATCATAGATTTAGTTTATGAAGCATAAGGCTTGATAGATCCAATTCCTTAGCTTGCTGTATGAATTTTGTAAAAGTAGTGAAACCCATCTCTGAGGGATCTTTATCTGGTAGGTCTGCTATGAACACTCTTTTACCTTCGTTTAAAAACTTCTCAGCTATTGAGAGAGCCCTATCTCTAGCATCTGTGTCTAATGCTATATAGATATCGTTTGTAGTAGTTGTTATAATCTTTTTATAAAGTGAATTAGAAACACTCTTTCCCAGTAGCGGAACAGCATTTCTACGTATAGCTATTGCATCAAATACTCCTTCACAAAGAATAATAGGAGCATTCCAATTAATTAAGTTCTCAAAAAATACTATATCTTTAGAAGCTTCTGGATTTTTGTACTTAAAGTAATTTCCGTCGTAAGTTCTTGCAATAAAGAAATTGAGTTGGTTGGATGAAGAATAACTTGGTATAATAACTCTTCCTCCATATTCTCCAGTTGTGCAGTATCCAATGCTATATTTAATAAAATCATTGTCGTTAAGGCCTCTGTCATATAGGTATTTTTTAACTAAGTTTGCTATAACTGATGTTGGAGAAGCATTATAAAGAGGTTGATACTCTTTAGGAAGCTCTACTATAGATAGTTGTTTATACTCTATTGTAGTTCCTTTTGGAAGATATTTTAATATCTCCTGTGCTTGTTCTCTAGGTGTATTTAGTTGTTTAAGTAGAGAACGAATAGTTTGACCTCGAGTTTGACATACCCAACATTCCCAGAAGTTCTTACCTTCTTCGGTAGTTGCCATATTAATCTCAAGCTTTGGTTTCCTATGATTACAAAATGGGCAATGGAAAGCATGATTCTCTCTTGCTCTCTTATGACTTTTGCCTAAAATGTTTTCAATGGATCCTAAAAGGAAAGTATAATCCATAGATTGTCCGTAACTATTATTCTATAATATAAGAAGAATAATTCGTAAAAACAACTATTATTAAGAATCTTTTAAGAGTTCTTGGATTGCTGCGGTAACAGTCTTCTTAAGAAATGACCTATCTCCGGTGTCTAGAAATTCTTCGAGCTTACCAGTTATATTTTCAGATAGTAGGTCAACGTCTTTTTCAGAAAGGTTAATTTCTGATCTATGAATAATCCTCTTATTCTCTAATATTAATTTTGATAATTTCATAATACTAATCTAATCCGTATGTTCTACCTGCAGCTCTTTCTTTATCCAGCCAGGCTGCTTTTCCAGCTGTATAGCTTTCTTTATCTTTCCTAAACTTATCATCTAATACCTGTACTCTATCCCAAGGTGATTCTGATTTAGTATCTATTTTAATTTTTACGTTGCCGTATTTTTTTTCAATTTCTGCTTTCCACCTATTTAAATCATCTTCTGCATGAATACTCCTTGATGAATCGTCTGGGTTTGGTAAGCTAAATCCGAACATGGGTTTCTCTATAAACATGGATACAAGTAGATCAAAAGTAAGTCCCTGTAGATCAGTTACTTTAGTGCTTTCGCTAAGAATAATTTTACTTAGTTTCATAATTTCCAAATCTTTAGAGTTAAATCTCCTGTCCCTTTAATAAGTCGGTGATATGTCTCTTTAGGTATAAATAGTTTATCTTTTCCTAATATACGGGGTACATCGTTGTCTAATTGAAATTGCCAGTCTGTTATGTGTGTCGGCAGTATATATCTATCTTCCTTATCTCTATGCCATACGAATTCAAAAGAAGATGTCTCTTCTAAAAATTCTCTAACTACAAAATCTTCTACTTGTGTTTCTCTGTACGGCTTAGCCATGCTTAATAATTAACTCTCCTAATACTTCTAATCTTCCCATCTCCTTTTGAAAGTCTATAGGTTTCATACTAAAGTTAATACTTTTATGCGTGGTATCAAACTCTTCTTTAGCTTTTTTTAAATCAAAGTTTCCAGCTGCTGCCTTTTTATAGTAAGGAAGCTTAACATTAAAGTGGTGGTGAGTTAACATGGAGTCGCCTCCTTTATCTTTAGCGGATGAAGCAATCTTACCTGCTCCTGCTCCTCTGCCTTCAGCAAAGTCGTTGAAGCTCTCTTCAGTTTCTTCTAATATTATATTACTTAATTTCATACTACCAGTATCCTGAGAAGTTAGATGAACCGCCTAATGATTTCCAATAACGGCCTATATTACAAGACCAATAACCTGCTTTTGTTTTATCTTTCTTAGTTGCACATTTATGACGTGCAGCAAATGATGCTCTTGCACCTTTCTTTTTAAACTTAACTGAAAGGCCAGTATCACCGAAAGATACTTTTTTTACATTTCCTTTCTTTGACTTAACGTAGACATAGAATTTTTTACTCCCACCTCTTTTAGGTTTGTTAAGTGCAACCTTTTTTCCTTTGTATTCAGCTTCGGGTATGTAATCTACTGACGCTTTAAGCATTTCAAAACCATTATGGTCAAAATTTTCATTTTGTATTGAGACTGCTTTTTTAAATTTGTCTATGTTTATGTTACCCCCAATAGACTCTACTAATTCTTTGACCATTTCATAGTCAATCATTTCGTCTATAGAAGCTGCTTCGTCAATTGTATCTTCATTTTCGATCATTTCATCGATTAAAGCTCCAATTTCGAACAAAGGATTGTATTTAGGAGATACCATTGGTAAATCTAAAGGAACTCTCATTCCATTATAATCAGCGTATTCTCCTATATCTGTTGTTTCTAAAAGTTCTGTATCAGTCTCGTCTAACTCTATAGCTTCGTCTCTAAGAGCTTCTCTTGCTTCTTTAAATAATTGTATAAATGCTTCAGAGTTATAACGGTAGACATGCTCATGTAATGAGAGCTTGTTGTCTAAGTGGTACTTTAAAGACGGGTATCCGATAATTTCTTTTAGTCTAATCATAATTTATTATTTAAAGTCTTTTCTGTAAAACTTACCTAGTATATTATCATTTATATGAGAACTGTAATCGTCCTCTAATACGTTATTAATAAATAGGTGCTTTGTCTCATAATAGGTTAATAGCTTTTTATTAGGAACATACTCAAGTATTCTCTTCTCCCAATTATCCTGAGTCTTATCTTTTTTTGCTAATGCTACTATCTCTTTTTGGGAACCAAAATAGTCTCTCCAATCAGATTCTGTTATTACTTTTTGTTTAAGGGGGGTACGACCACCTATTCCTTTAGCCTTTCTTTCTAATCTCAACTCCTCTAAAGCTCTTTTTCCTAAACGTTTGTTACGTTCAAAGTAAAGTACTTTTTTACCTATGTAACGAATATCCTCAGGTTTATAAACTACCTCATAGATAAACCCATAGGTTCCTTCTGGCATATCTGAAATATCAGTGATTAACCTCCCTTGGTGAGTCCAAGTAGGTTGTGTTGGCATTTTTTCCATATTAGGTTAGTCCCTAGAGTTTGCTTTTCAGCTCCTCTATCTGTAACTGCTGCTCTTTAATAGCTTCAATTAATAACGGGACAATTTTTTCATAACGTACTGCCTTATATCCATTGTCTCTTTCAATGACAATTTCAGGAAGTACTTGTTCTATTTCTTGAGCAATTACTCCAATGTCATGGCCTGTATTGTTCGAGTTATCATTCCAGTCAAAAGAGTAACCTCCTATTTTAGATAGTTTATCGATTGCCGATGGAATTAGTTTAATATTATCTTTTAATCTTTCATCTGAAGAATGGTATGCTGTAACATCCCCTGTTGCGGTAATGTCTCCTGTTACTGCTAAACTTCCTTCTGTAGTAAGAGTTCCTCCTACTGTTGTGTCTCCTGAACCGGAAACTCTAAAGGCAAGTTTAGTATACTGGTTACCGGAATAATACCCGCCATCTCCAGATACAACTGCGAAACTATCATGTCCGTCAGTTGAGTTATCTCTAATACCCATTACTAAGTGCCCACCTGTATAAGCTTCAAAT